AGTTTTAGGCAAGGCATCCGGGAACAGGGCTTTAGTCAATTTAGCCAAGGATCCTACGGCTAAAATATTACCGATTGTTATAAAGCCTACTTCCTCAGGCGAGCGTACCGAAATACCAAAATCGGATACCGTACCGCCAAAAACAGGCACGTAAGTACCGGAGCTATTCTTTAGCTCTAGGGTAAGGCTATCGGTAACGTCAATATCAAAGGCCGAGTTATTTATATTTACGATCTCCATACGAGCGTAGCCTGCGTTGCATTGTAGGTCTACGTCATCGCGACCAGTTGCCATATTTACGCTTAGCACGTTTGTATACTCAGTCGTGCCTACGATTATTTTCCACTCTGGGAGCCAAGTACTCATACCGCTATGTAATTTCCTGATCCGCGATTTGTCGAAGTGCCGCGGTAGCTTGATTGGTTAAGTACATCCTCGACGGCACGAGCGATAGCCTCAGGATCTCCCAAGCCTGCCTCGATCTTTACGTTAATCGTCGTAGCATATTGACCTAGCGGCCCACTCATTAAAGCTGCCTCATCGGCTGCACTTTGTAAATCTAAAAGATCTGCAAAAGCGTTAGCTCGTGCTGAGGCTGCATCCGCATATTCTAGTAAAGCATCTATAGAGGCACTTGCACCTAATTCTTTAGAAATAGGAGTTATAAAATCGCCGGAAGGAATACCGCTACCGCCGCCTCCACCGCCTCCGCCTGCTTTGCCTAAGAGGTTTAGGTATTCTTGTAAAGCCTTAAGGCGAGCGGCATCGGCCGCAGCTTGAGCCTTGGCGACTCGATCGATCATCGATAGCTCGGCTTGCTCTCGTAGTAACACCTGAGTCTTTAAGGCGCTCGTTGTATTACTTTGAGAGGCTAAACGTGCTATCTCTGTTAATTGGATCTGTACGCGCTCGCTATATTGCTCTTTAGCTGCTAATTGGCCAGCGGCGGTAATAGCGGCGTTATACTTCTTAAACGCTTCCTCACGTGCTATCTCTTTATCAGCCTCGGCCATTTTAGATTTATTAATAGCTGTAAGTTCGTTGAGTAATTGAGTGTTAATCGCTAAGAGCGAGGCATCGCTGATTTCTTTAATGCCTGCTAACTTGGCTAGGTCTGCGTTTTTTTGCAGCGCGGCTAGTTCGCCTATTTTCTTTAGCGCTAAATCGCCGTTTTCTTCCTCGATGGCGATAAGAGCCTCAAGGCGCAGGCGTGTCTCTTTGTCATAAGTAGCCTTAAGAGCCGCAGCTAGTGAGACACGAGTAGTATCAAAAACAGCGGCAGCCTTAGATAGAGATAACTTATTCTTTTCTGCTATAGCCGATTTTCTTTGTAAGGCTAGTAACTCTTTAGCTCGCTTAGCGGCATCGGCTTCTGCCTTGGCTCGTGCCTTGGCATCGGCTCTTTGTGTGTCTTGATTGCCAGCCGAGAGCGAGCGATTACCAAACCCTCCGGGGATCTTGCCAGCGTTGAGGCCGTAATACTGTTGCAGGTATTCGCCAGCCTTAAGCCCTATTGTTACATCGATGAGGCCAGCGATAGCGCTACTGAGTTTATCGATCTTGCTAATTGTGTCGTCTATTGTTTCGCCGCCGGATAGAGCAGTAAGCGCACCGACTAAAGATTTACCGATTTTTTCGCTAGCGTTCTCGGAGGCTATGGCGAGTTTATTCATAGAACCGACATAGCTATCGGCGGCTACCTTGGCTTGGCCTGCGAATAATACCTGTAGGCGCTTTTGTACTTCCTCAAAGTTAGTAGAGGCTAACTCGGCTTGAGTAAGGCCTAGGTTAAGAGAGCGTAAGCCCTTAAAATTGCCTACGTATGCTTGGCTTAATATTTCGCTAGTTTTGGCTAAATCGGTTCCCGTGCCTGCCGATACATCCATAGCAAGGTTAAGTAATTCTTGGCTCTTAGTTACTGAGCCTGTCACCTGTAGCAGTTTAAGCATCGAGGGCTGGAGCAAGTTTCTATTTACACCCGTAGCCGCTTCGATCTTATCTATGTATCGATCGATTTCCGGAGTAGCAAAAGCCAAGCCTAGGTTACGTACAGCTGTAGTTAATTGTGCTACTTCGAGTTGCTGATCTGCAAAAGCCTTAACTGCATTTTTACCATACTGAGCTAGAGCTGCAGCTGAAAAGGTAAGCCCAAAAGCTTTAGCTAAATTCTTTACGTTTTTCTCAAAGCCACTTATCTGTTTTTGGCCTTTTGCTAAAGCCTTACCGTCAAAGGTAGTAACGGCATTAACGAATAAATCGGGTAACTTGGCCATTATGCCGCCTTCGCGTAACGGCCTTGATTAAAGCCAGCGATAGTTTTTTCAATAGCTCTTACTACGGCAGCTTGAGCCTTACCTTGATCCTCCGACCAAGCTCTAAAAATCATACGGCCGCGGCTCGCGCCATCACCATACAAAGGCCCCATACGGCTAATAAAGTTAGCGCCTGCGCCTGGGTTATTGGATCGGCTTTTAGGATCTCCGCCCGGGTTTTTACGTCCGGCAGTCTCGTAAATAGCGCCGCTTGCTGAGGCGTTAGCCACGATATACATCGACGACCAGCCGTTACGGTTGCGCTTGCTAGGCGAGGCTGAGTAGTACACGCCTTTACTAGCTAGAGCTGCATCGTATAATGGGAACATACGTAGGCGGCCTTCGGTGTTAAGGGTTCTAAAAGCCGAGTTACGAGCTGTAATCTTTCGGCCTTTAGTTCCCTCGTTCCAGTTATACAGGTTGCCCGGTACTGGAGACGGCGCATATCCCCTAGCCTTGTCCCGGATGGGGATCATCACGCCTTTAATCTCTTTATTCATCTCTTTTAATAGTTCAGGATCTATTTTACGCATAGCCTTAAGAGTCTCTTTAACGCCGTCTAGTGTTACGGACATTTTTAACCTCCTCGGCTTGCTCGTTTAATACCTTTACTAACATCTTAAACATCTCAGTATCGAGATCGAGTATCGCTTGAGGCGCGACCCCTAACCGTACTGATAGTTGCGCTACCAGATAGGTTAAAGTGCCGCGCCCTAGCTTAAAGGCTCGTCGTCTAGTACCTCGACCTTTTTAAGAGTATCTAAAAACTCGGCTCCGAAAATTGGTACGGTTTCGCCGGATGTACGTAAGCACTCCCACGCCAACCAATATACGTCACTTTGTTTCTCATCGTCTCTAAAGGCTTTGTGAAAACCTTTTTTTGCATATAACTCAAAGGCGTACTCAATTCGCGGCGAGATCTGATGCTCTGATACTTCGCCTGTAGCCCTTGTTATTTTGAGTCGTGCCATTTGTTGCCCCTTTGTTAGTTTGTTATCAGCTAGTAGTAATTACGATTGGTGAGTTACAAGTAAATGTAATGCTCTGCGTACCGATATCTCCTACGGCTCCGTTAATATCTGTAGTGTTATTAACTAGGATTGTAGTTGAGTAAAGAGGGTTAGTAGCAGAGGTAATTGCGCTAGTTTGCTTTAGCGTAATTGGTACCGTTGTACCCCAGGCAGCCTGCAAAGTAGCGTTTACGTTAGCTGCTGCTGTATCCGATAGGAAGTCTAGCGAAATTGTAGAAGTCTCTAGGCCCTTCGTAAATTTTCTAGAACTATCTCCCATCGCTGTGACTTCCAGTTCCTCAAAAACGCGGTTAATTGTCGCGCTCGTTACGTGATCACTCAGAGCTATAGAGTTCAGAGTTACGACCACGCCATTAGATAGAAATACGGCCATCGCCTATTCCTCGCTTTTCTCTGTAGTAGGTGTTTGTGTTTTTGTTTCTTTTTTTGGTGCTTCGGTTATCTGCCCTATCTTAATTAGAAAGGCAATATCCTCATCTGTATATGGCATTTTAGCTCCAGCTCGTTAGTATGCTTATGTCGATAGATGCTGTTAGCAACGTACCGCTCTGTACGTCTAAGGTACTCGGCGCGCTAACAGATCCAATATTCATTACGATCGATGAGGCTGCAAGTTTGTTAAATACAGCTACGACCATATTTTCGATGCCCTGTAAATTTCCCTGATTATCCAGTAGAGGCACACTCATCTGGATCCGAAAATTAGCCATAGGCGAAATTGAGTTATACGTGTTATTGCTGGGAGTAATGTAAGGATCTCCGGGAGCGACGATAACACTATTGGCCGTAATTGTTGGCGGTGGAAAACTGTAAGTATTCCAAACGTTAGCATTAGCTAAAGCTGTTGCTAACGAGGCGCGTAAAGTGGTAATAGGTACAGGCATTTAGCCCACCATAGAATTCGGATTTTGATATCCGGCGATTAACCCTCGGATCTTGCCGATCATCGCGTTACCTAAACGATAGGGGCTCGGGCTAAAGCCGTCGATCGATACTCCGCCTGTCTGTGAGACTTGGCGAGCCTGCCAGATATCTACGGCCAAAATCATTGCGGCTTCACGTACGGCCGGAGTAGTCGCGTAGCTGTTTGTCTTTGTGTCTGCGCCTACAGCTTGGCCATAAGGTAGTACGCGCTGAAAATTGACGTTAGCCGCAGTCTTAGAAAACTGGATTTAGCTATAGCCATTAGGCCAATTAAAATAAGTGTTATTCCACACGATAGACGGTAGCTGCGAGGATGTACCAGCTGACCAAGGAATTGT